CTTTAGACTCTTTAATGCTTTCACCAATCTTTAACCCTGTCAGAAATCCGTCTGACAGTCCGTTCATATTGTATCTACTCATCGGGTAATTCCCCCCCACTAGACTTGATGGAATTGCCTAATTTAGACCCTGTAATAACTCCGTCACCCAGCCCATCCATCGACATCTGGGAATCTCCTACGTCATTTACGGAGGGGGCCATGGGGCTCTTTCCCATTAAACCACCCGAATTAAATGCAGGCATGTCTTCGTTGCCGCCCAGCATTTCTTCTTGCTCTAAGGCTAACGCCTCTGCTTGTGCGGGATCGACAGGCTCTACTAAGCTACCCCTTTCAAGGCGCTTATCAATTACTTCTGGAGAAATTGGTGGAAGGTCTTCTTCTACGCCCAGCGCATAATCAATCTTGTAACTCTTAGCCATAATCTCGAATAGGCGAGACACTGGCCCTGCTATCAAGATGGCGAAATCTGGAGTCCACTTCCCGTCAGAAATTCCTTGAGTAACCGCCATGTCTACGCAAGCGGCGATTGTTACATCGGCTTTTAGCAGGTTCATGTACATAAACCCATCTTTCGTGTCGGTCAGCTTGTCAGACAGATAGTCTACTGCCTCATCGCTGTCTGTGATGTCTGGAGATCTGTGCCATGGGTAGTTTCTTTCATCCGAGGTCATGTTCTCCCCGGGTATTGGGCCATCTGGGTTTTGGGCATCGAATAATTGTCTACTCATCATCTTCCTCCAGAGCGTCTTTCTTCTTGGATTTCTTTGGCGCTTTTTCTTCCAAGACACCCTGCTCAATCTCGTCTAAAAACTCTGGGGTATAGATTACCTGCTCCTGTATCTCGGATAGTTTTTCAGGTAGCTTTCCATCATAGAAAGCCTTGATGGACGTTCTTATTGCTTCTTCAAAAGTCATTATGCAAACACCTCGTCGTAGTTAACCCTGAGATAGCCGTCTTCCCCCATCTCAACCGACTCGGGTTTAAGTTTCATAAGTTCTTGTGCAACCACTCCCATGGTAGGGTTGTCGCCTGCGCCCATCTCTATGGCCGTCTCGTTCCACTCCCAAGTGTACAATTCTACACCGTTTGGTAGAGTTTTAACGTACTCAACATTTTCTTTAAGACGAACATCAGACAAGGCCGCAAATACACCTACCGCCGTACCTACGGCACTTAAAACACCATTGATTTTGGCGGCTTTATACTCTTTATCGATCTGATATTTCTTAATATCAAAACCCAACTTAGCTTCAAAAATGCGGAGGTTTCTGTCTCGGGCATTCTCTCCCTCTTTCCATGCATAGTCTAGAAGGGCGTCTGTCCGATCCCAGATGTTATTAAGGGCCTCAGAGCTTAGTCCTACTATGTTTTTAACATCAATGGCCGCGGCTTCAAAAGTCTGCTCGGACTCTAGGACAGTTATGTCTTGACGCCATTTTGCATTGGCTGAATCCACATTATACTGCATAGTTTTGTAATACTGCTCTCGATTGTTTTCGAGCTCAGAATTAAATTGACTCATGTCATTAGCTTCGCCCGCCACAAACTGAGACATGGCGTTGCGCTGTGTAGCATTGAATCGGGTTATTTGAGAACCTAGCTCATCATAGAACATATCCATGTTGTTACTGGACTCCGCCACAAACTGGCGTTTTACGTTCTCTTGTTTGGCATCTTCCATGATAGCTTGCTGGCGAAACTGGGTCTTTAGCATAGTCGTCTGTTGACGATTATCTAAGTTAGCCATGTCGTAGGATATGAAAGCTTTAGCGTTAGTAACAGCCTGAGTCATGCGAGCATCTAGGTCAGCTACATTCATCTTGGCTAAGATGTTTGCGGTATTTAGGGCCTGTGTGTTTCTGGAATCTAGGTTCTTAACAGTAAGGGTTTGGAAGAACTTACTGTCCGCATTTGCAATGGGTAGGATCGACTCCATTACTGCGGACGATAAAGCGCCCATTGCCGCAGTTCCAGTGACGCCTGAAAGTGCCATCATTTTCTGTACGCCTTTCACCGCACCAGCCGCAAAGGCAGGTATGCGAGGCTCGCCAGTGACGGGGTCTACGAACTGCTTTTGTAAAATCTCAAGCTGTCCTGCTACAGTAGATTTCGCGTCTAGGTAATTACCCTCACCTAGCTCTTGGGCTAGCATCTTACCTGCAAGGGTTGTCGTATCTACGACAGTGGACATATTTTGCGTATAGACAGTATTTAGAGACTGGCCGATTTTGTTGACTGTGCCATCTGAGTTAATTCCAGTAGCCAAGCCATCCATATCCAGCGTGTCTATATTAACCAAAGAGTCTGTTGATACTTCAGTCTGCTCGGCCCTTACGCCAGACACTAACGATTCAGTAGACGCCACCGTCTTTGCTGTGCCGTAGGTATTTGTTGCCCCTTGGGCTACTGAGCCTGCCTGTACAGTAGGAGCTACGTTTGCGACGGTGGCATTTAAGCCATCTACGTCCTGATCTTGGAAATTACTACCATCAACATTAGTTCCAGCAGTGTTGGGGTCTATGCCAACGACATTGTCAGATAACGTACCGTCCTCACCTAAGAAACCTGTAGGGTCTGACAGTATGTCGGCAGACACTGCGGCGGGATCGACTCCACCCACTGTATCCGCAGTGCTTGCTACTGAAGAGCCTGTACCAGAATTGGTGGGATTAAAGTTAGTCGTGTCGGTGACGATGCCCGTGCCGTCTGCTATGTCATCTACCGTAAGTTCTGGTAGAGAAGCGGTTACGCCTATGTCTTGAGCGTTGCCAGTATACGCACTGACATCACCCACAAGTCCTCTAGTATTAATTGGTGACATGTATTTTATCTCGCTCTTGGTAACATTTCCTGAGGGTGTCTCGAAGGGAAATGTAATCCCCGATAACTTTATCTATCGCCTCAAAGTCGTTAGGTATTTGGCCAATTTGCTCCGCTAGTTTGGAGTTAAACTCGGGCGTGTAGGTTTTAATTTGTGGACAGTAGATCTCTAATTGTGAAGGCCTAAAGTCCTGAGTCGCGCAACCGATTAACAAGCTCGTCACGGGTATCCACAGAAGTAATTTCATCAGATTCCATACCCTTATAAAATTCTGACTTGGCAATTTCTTGCTCTAAATCATTCTTTATATATTTGTTTTCGTTCAATTTAGTGCCGTCTTTCCTACCTAAAATATACAGGATTGGCAGTAGGGCGGCAAACATACCCATAGCGACAATCTTGATTTTTCCTGTAAGCAAAGAGAGCATTAACTGACCCCGTTTTTGTGGTCTGTCATGCGGGCGTATGTCACTAGGCCGATACCCAAAACACTGAGAACTATAAAGACAAACTTCAATGAGTCCGCGTAGTTTATTAAGGCCTGTAGATTTCCTGCGGCCTCGGTAACCAGACTACCAATAGTCCCAACACCCGCGGTTGCCGCACCTGCAATAGTCTTGGACTTTTTAAGGGGCTTAATGGCGGCAGATTCTGGCTTCTGCACCATGGTCGGGCCACCGTCATCCGCTAGAACCGCATCCATAGAGAATAGCGCGGCTTCTGCTGATCGGCGTCTAGTTAGCCCCGCTAACGGTGTGAGAACCCCGTCTAATCTAGCCTTATTCCAGCGGAGTAGTTGCTCTGGGACGGCGTCCATATCCCCTGCGTTAATTTTCTTCAGGGCTGTGCTAGAAGCAAAGTTTCCTGATCCTAAATTGAACACAAATGAGACGCAGGCATCGAACTGGTTTTGTGTGAGAGGTACTTTCACCAACTGCCTGACGGCATTCTCACTCTCGCCTACATCTTTTCTAAGATATGCTTCGCAATCTGCCACAGTAGCTTTGTGACCAGACCTAACACCCTTCGTATGCCCCCACCCTATAGTCCAACGACCAGCACTACACCGATAGGCGCTAACTGCTCCGTCTTCTGACACTTTGTGCAAGCCTTCAAACTTTTTTATGAGGTGAAGGCCGTCGTCACTTATATGTTTAGGGTGCATTATTTTAACCTACCGTACTTGCGTAAGGAACATCTTGACCAGAGTAGACGTTCTGAGGAGTTACCGACGAACCTGTTGGAACGGACATGTTCTGGTTTGATCCGGGTATGTATCCCATCTTATCCATTCGACCCATCATCTCGTTTAAGTTCAGCATGTTTTGCGATGTACGAGAGCCCGCCGCATTAAACTGCGACAGTAAGAGGTTACCGCTGTCGTCAATAGCTCGGGTAATGTAATCCCCGTTTGACATGGCGGTCTGCTTAATCAGAGAGCCTTGTGCATCAAAAGCGTTGACCATCTCGCCGTAGTTTTCTCTAAATCCTGCGTCGATGTTAGCGTCTGCATTAGACAAAACATCCCGCATAGTATCTAGACGCCCCACAAAATCAGTTTTCAGGCTATTTGTTTCGGCATCATTAGTCTGGAATCCCGAGCTAATTAGCTGGGCTACTGACGCAAAGTCCGTCTGCGTAGCCAAGCCTGCTGTCCCTGCGGCAAGGTCGCCACCAAGGCGTGAGAAACCTGAGGTGTTGGCCATGATCCCTGCCTCAACAGCCCCACCAAGACTCCCAACATCCCGACCAACCGAGTCAGTTGCGCCCCGATTACCCGCTATCCCCGACAGTAAGTCACCCGTGTTAGAGGCTTGGGCAGAACGTATCTGGCCACGTTGCTGATTAGCTAGCGTAGCATTGTCGTTGTAGGTGTCGGTATAATTGCCAAAATCAGAAGAGAAGTTTCCAACCCGAGTAATGATGTCATCTGTATCAGCTTTTAAAGTAGTGTAGTAGTTAGTGCGCTGTAGGCCTGCACTTTCCAACGCCTTCAATATAAGCTGTTGCTGTGCAAGGTTAGCCGCTTGGTTAGTTTGCCCCAGCGTAGTTAACCCAGTTCGAGTAGCGTCTACATTATCCGTGAGAGATTTATACTTCGTCTCAAGATCAGCCATACTGTTTTCAGTATTTGTTTTGTTCAGGGCAGTTAAATCCGTGAAGCCTGTACTAACTAGGCCGTCAGTCGTCTCTGCTCTAGTGCTGTTAGCACTCTCTAGGTCAGTAAACCCAGTCGCCATGTTTGTGCCAAGGTTAGCAACACCACTATTTATCGCACCAATCTGGCCGCCTGCACCATCTTCACCGAGAAGGTTTGTGGAAAGCGCAGTGTTGGCATCACCAATACCCTTCAAGGTAGCGTCAGTAGTATTAAATCGTTCACCAACACCTGTGAAACCTGTGTCTACGGCACCAGTCAAGGTATTGTAGTTTGATGCGGCTGTGGCATTAGCACCTGCGGCGGCACCTGCGGCGGCGGCAGTTGCGGCATCTCTTGCCTGTGATGCGGCTAGAAAGTTTGCTTCGGCATCCGCGGCGGCCTGTGTCAACGCATCAAAATTAGCCTGCGTCTGGGCCTGAATAGTGCTTTGTCCTGTTGAAAGATCACTGTACTGGCTATCGCCAAGACCTGTCTGGTAGACGTTTGTATTTTTTTTCTTACTGAAAAGACCCATGGTATTCTCCTGTTAGATCTATTTGAAATAATAAACTAAAAAACTGACCGCCCCAGTACACAGCATCCAAAAAAACCTCTCCCCAGTGCGTACAACACCAGAGTTCTGCATTACTGTACTGCGTAGTGTGTCTAGATCAGATTCCTGTTCGTCTGCTCTGAATTCCAAACGATCTACTCTCTGAGTAGAGGCAATCAGACGCTCTTCGATCCTAGCGGAAATTAATGCGCTATCATCTAACTTTTTCTCTATTCTGTCCAATCGAAGGGTATCCATGTAGATTGCCTATGTTAATAAATTTAGCTACGTGCTAAATCTACTCACCCCCAGAAACAGCTAATGTAGGAAGCGCAACGTCCGTTAGGTCGTAGCTCCCATCTTCTTCAGCCTCTAGGGTTTTTGGAAAGTCTCGGAGGGTTTGACGATAAAGCCGTATAGCCACAATCTCAAACTCGTTAACATTTCCTGCATAGTCGGGCATCAGATAGAAATCACTCGCCTGTAGCCGTGCGTTTCTTTCTGTTCTCAATGCTTCTATATTACTATAAGCCATTGTTTTTCCTCTTTTAAAATAGATTTATTATGGGTAAGCTAACTCACTTACAAGGCCCGCAATATCATAGGTAGCACCCCAGATCTTTTTGCTTTGCTGATCCCCGCCAACATAAAACAACTTGGATCGGCCGTAGCCATATCCACTTGAGTTCTCAGTTCCATACGTGAATGCCGCGTTCACGTAGCTTATTTGATTTGGTTGAAACTGTGAAAACATCCCTGATTTGTAGTTAAATCGTTCATCCCAAGATGAAGCGGCAACATCACCAGCTACAAGAGTGTTTGATTGTGTCATTTGCCCAGTCGTAGGGTTAATTTTAAATTTACAGAAGCGCCCCTGTGGGAGTGCCTGTAGCCACTCATCTTCTGCTACGTTCCAGCAAAACTCGAAGCCCTTCGTATAAGAAAGATTGAAATTACTCTGTGCGTAAGTCTCTGGTATGGCAGAGACGCTACCAGCTTGAGTGCACAGCCACAGACTTTTGGACTGATCTACAATAAGTATGTTGCCATTTGATAGGTAAAAAGCAGACCAGTATTGTGCCATACCCGAGAGACCTAGGTTAGCCCAAGTTTGATTAACACGGCGGCGAGCATACAGACCTTCT